AAAACTCTCTGGAAGCATAACTAACCAGTTTAAGACAACGATTGAAGAAATGAAAATGGCTCAGAAAAATCCCGACTATCAAGAAGTAATCACAAAATATTTACCCGATATATTGAAAAAAAACCCAGGTCTGCAAAGCACCCTGCAAAAAACTCAGGATTATGAACTTGCATATTATTTGGCTAAAAACTCTGACACATACAAGAGCGAGAACAAGAAAAGTAAAAAATCTGCTGATGCACAACGCATAGTTGCTAATGCCAATAGGGCAGGAAATTTATCCAGTACAGGTTCTACTTCTCCAATCTCTCAAGCCAAACGATACAAGGATATGTCTGATGATGAGTTCAAACAGACTGTAGCCAGACACCTGGGATAAAAAAAACGTAGGAGTTTTTTATGACAATGACAACAACAGCGGTGCTTCCTCCCGCAGTTCGTGAGTAAACAGTACTGCCCACGTTAAATTTTCTCTGATTGACTTGGAAGCCTAAGGTGAAAGCTATGGTGACAGGGGGCAAGCGCAAGCAGCCTGAACGACTGAGTGAGAAAACTCCGCAAGGGGAAGCGACAGTCTGAACTCTACTGTAAAGGTGGAGAGGAGAGATCGAAGAATCTTTCCCGCCTCGCAAGAGGTCATATAAGTAACAGTTTTGATTACGACAGGTTATTGCTGATGACAGCATACCCAACTTTAATACACACGAAATTCGCTCAGAGACGTATTCTGCCCGAAAAAAACGGAGATACAATTGTATTTAGAAGATATTCAAAATTAGACACAGTACCTATCCCATTAGTGGATGGACGTACCCCTCCAGGTGCCCCCCTCTCTGCAACGGATATAAAGGCCCGCGTATCGTTTTATGGGAATTTTGTTACGATTACAAACCAAGTACAGCTAACAGTTGAGGACAGGGTTTTAAACGAAAGTGCAAGACTTTTATCACAAAATTTAGCTCAAACAATGGACGAGGTTACTCGTGATGTTTTAGCAAGTACAACATCTGTTATACAGTGTAGCAACGGTATTAACGGAGAGACACCAACAGAACTAACTAAATCTGATATTGACTCAGCAACTAAAACATTGCTTGGTAATGACGCAGAAATGATTTCTGAGGTAGTAACTGGTACTAATGCCTATGCAACAGCACCAGTTCGCCCAGCATTCTGGGGATATCTTGATACTGATCTTTTAGACGATTTAGAAGCAGTAGCAGGATTCCAGAACTCAAGTAACTATGCTTCACAGCAGACTGTTCTTGATTCAGAATGGGGCTCAACGGGAAATGTAAGATGGTTATACACAAGTGCAGGCTCAGTAAGTGCTGCAGCGACACCTGTATACAACAACATAATTGTTGGTAAAGAAGCGTATGCTGTAGTTCACCTAAAATCAGAAACAGGTGATTTCTTTGTAGAGCCATTAGGTTCTGGTGGATCAGTGGATCCATTACATCAGAGAGGAAGTGTGGGCTGGCAACACCCATTTGTAGCTCGTATATTGAATGATGCTTTCATGTTGAATCTTATGAGCACGCATAGTTAATTAATAATGAGAGAGTTATAAATAATCAGGGATAAAGTATAGAGTGTAGTATCATGTTACCAGACAACGTAATTGAGGTAATATGAAAAAATGTTCTAAATGTAAAGAGGAAAAAGATTATGACAAGTTCTATAAGGATCAACGAGCTAAGGACGGATACAATAGTATCTGTAAACTTTGTCGCCTTGAAATGGATAGAAAACGTCGTGAAAATGATCCTGTGTGGACTCTTAAACGTAAAATGCAAAACTCAAAATATCATGAAGAAAATCGTGATAAAATTGCTAAACGCAAGAAATCATGGTTTTCGTCAGAAAAAGGAAGAGAAAGTCATTGCAAATCTACAAAGCAATGGAAAAAAGCAAACTCATCAAAAGTTTTGGCTCATCAAGCAATTGAAAGAGCAGTTAAACGCGGTGAGATTATTCCTAAAGAACGATGCGAGGTTTGTAATTCTAAGTTTAAGATCGAAGCTCATCACCCTGATTATAGGAAACGTCTCTCAGTTATTTGGTTATGCAAATACTGTCATGAGAAAATAACTTAAAAGGAGGTTAAATATATGACACAGATGAAAGTTTGGACATGGACTAACGATGCGACTGCGGTTGCTAGGAATGAGTCTATAGGCTTTGAAGTAAGCCAAATTACTGCTACTGACGTAACGAATGGAGCACAATGGTATTGGGATAGCTCAATGACTGCTGGTTACTTCGTATTAGTTGGTGATGGTAGTATAACAACATCTAATGGTTTCACACCATTAGCACAATCAACAGCAGTTGGAGCCTCTATTTCTGGTTTCACAAATGCTAGTCCTGGAGTTTTGACTGTCAATGAGACATCAAAATTTGGATTCGCTGCTGGCGATACAATAAAAGTAGTAGGCATAGCAGATGACCTAACAGGTGATGCTAGCTTGAACAATACGTTCACAATAGCTTCTGTAACAGCTACTACAATCACTACTACTACAGATACATCTGTAACTGGATATAGCGTCTATGTTTCAGGTGGGTATGTAACAAGAGTGAGTGACACCGATGGTGTTGCAATACCAACAGAGAACTTAGCTATTCAAGGAATTACATTTGGTACAGGAGTTGTAGGTGCAAACAATGCAGTTATGACAGCAGTGGCATTTGGACAAAATTCAGTAGTTTAAAACAACCACAAGAGCTTGGGGGACTTAGTTTCCCCCTCTCTTAAAACCGCGAGAGATATATGAGTCAATTAATGAAAGAAGTACCCACAGAAAAGCTCCAGAAGTTGCCTATTATTGGTAAGCAGCCTAAGGATGAAAAGGAAGAAAAATTCCTTCATGAAGTATGTGAATTTGAGTTTATGAACATGGAAGAGCCAGGTCTTAGTCATCGTTTCCCTTATGGAAATGCTAAACAAAACCATAACTTTACATTGTTTCATGGTGGCAAATACAAGCTACCAAGATTTATAGCACTATGGATAGAGTCACGCACTACACCTATTTGGGATTGGCGTCCTAATGGTGAAGGCGGAATGGCTAAAAAACTAATGGGTAAAAACCCAAGATTTCAAATGAGACAAGTATACGGAGAATAAAATGGCTACTTGGGACAAAGCACAGATAATGCAAAAAATAAGACAGGTTACTGGTCGATTTAGTGAAGATGATATGTCTAATGTAGAATTGGGCGATAGATTGAATAAATATTATCAATTACGGTTTCCTGCAGAAGTAAAGCTTGAACAAAAACATGTATTCTATGAGTTTCAAACAAGTGCAAATCAGGCGACTTATGCTACCCCAGACAGCACATATACTAACTTTGAGCCACCAGCAACAGTAAACAACTTATCAATGCTTTGGTACCAAGATTCAGCAAAATTTGAGAATGAGAACCCTCTTCAATATAATTTTTCAACACCTTGGACGGGTGATGGAGCAACAGTTACGTTTACCACTACAATAACTGGATTTCCAATATACCCGTCCTCTTTAACTATATCAGATAATACAGAGACATTTGAAGATACAACAACTACATATACAACATCAGATATAACACTTACTGGCACTAGTGGTGGCATAGCAACAATTAACTATAGTGATGGTACTGTATCAGTTACTTTTAATGTAGCACCTACTGATGGTCAATTAATATATTTAAATTACATTCTTTTTAATGTTGGTAGACCTGAAGCAATATTATACTTTGCCAATCAATTCCAACTCTTCCCAGTACCAGATCAAGTATACATAATAAAGATGAGATCATATCAAGTTGTATCTGCTCTTGAGAACGCCACAGACACACCAGATTTGGACGAATGGGGACCATGCCTAGCTTATGGCACCTCTCTTGGTATCTTCGCTGATTATGGCGAGAATGATGCTTATTCAGAGACCACAACATTACATAAAGAGCAGATCTCATTGATATTAACAAGAACGGAACAAGATTTACTAAACGTTAGGGCGACACCTAACTTTTAAGGAGCAAAAAAACTTTGGCATTTGATAAAACTCAGCCGCAGGGTTCAACAAAAATTAGAAATTTAGGAGACGTGATAACTCCTAATTGGGATGCTATTGAATCAGCAGATTCTACTTTTTTACCACAAGGTTTAAATTTAGCAGATAGGGATTCTATAGGAGGTCTTGCTTCTACTCCTACAGCGATAGCAGATGCTGTAATAGCATTTTCAAAACAAGATGATGCTGGCAAACCACAGTTATTCACAATAGATCCTGATTCGGTAATATCACAGCTTACAGGTAATTTATTTACTACTGCATCTCCTGGGAGATTGCTTTTACCGAATGGTTTTATGCTTATTTGGGGAACTGAGACAGCTTCTACAGCATGGATTTCAAGAACTTTTCCTACTTTTGGAGGAGTAGTTGGATTTCCTAATAATTGTTTTCATATTTCTGGTAGCGCTAACGGAAGTACTAAAATAGTTGGTTTTCAGTTAGAAAGCAAAACTAAATTTAAAACTAAATCAACAGATGTAATTTCTGCTTTCTATCTTGCAATAGGAAACTAAGAGGTTTAAAAATGACAATAGCTCCCTTTAAAACTGGCTTAGATACCGATATTGAATCTTGGATGGCACCGCCAGATTCTTTCAGTACGCTTGATAATATTCATATAAAACATGGATTTTTGCAAAAAAGAGAAGGGTTTTCTAAGTTTGGAGATTTAGTTCCAATGGCAGCAGGAATAGTTATTACAGATGTGACAAGTGCTAATCCAGGAGTTATAACAACAGCAGCTCATGGTTATACTACTGGAGACAAGGTATACATTGATTCAGTTGGTGGAATGACAGAAATTAATAATAAAATATTCACAGTCACAGAAGTATCCCCAACGACCTTTTCAATCGGAATCGATACATCAGCCTTAACAGCCTATACAGTTGGTGGAACATCAGCTTTAACAGACGATACTACCGATAGAGTAATGGGAATAACTCGTTATATTGAACCTACTGGCGAAAAAACTACAATAGCTTTCAATGAAAGACGAGCATACAGATTTAACACAGCAGTAACCCCTGGAATATTTGCTCAACTTGATGTTGCAGATATATCTAGTGGAGGAGAATACGATTATGTTTGGTCGGCTAATTGGCAATCGGGTGGAGGAACTAATAGACTTTACTTCACAAATGGGAAGACAGGAACTCCTGCGGGTGCTGCTACAGTTGATGGTATTAGGTACTATGATAGTGCGGTTAGTACTACAGCAACAACTGTTTTTAACTCAGTTTTAAGCCCTGTTGCCCCAGCGGTTCAAAGAACATTAGATGGAACGAAATTAATATTTTCAATGGGTCAACGACTTATATGTTTAAATACATTCGAATTTACAGCAGGAGCCGGAGCATCGGTAAATCACCCACAAAGAGCTAGATGGTGTGCTAAACAAAACCCTGGCAATTGGAATGATGTAGTAGCAGGCGGTGGAGGATTTACCGATGCAGCAACAGGCGATCATATCATATCAGCTAGGCAACTACAGAACCAAATAATAGTATTTTTTACTAATACTGTTTGGTCATTAGACGCAACATCAGACCCTAATAGAGCATTTAAATGGAGAAGAATAAATAACTTTAGAGCTTGTGAAGGTAAAATGGCTTCTATTGGATACGATAGATATATAGCAGCTCTTGGAATTAGAGGAATTACAGCGACAGATAGTTCATATACTAAAAGAATGGATGATAGAATAAGCGATTTTTCAACAGATATAATCAATGTTAAAGAATTTGAAAAAGTATTTTGTGAGCGAAGTTATACAGAAAAACGATGGTGGACTCTTTTTAATAAAAAAGGAACAACAGGTAGCGAGAATGAAGCAGCTCTTATTTACGATGACGATTCTGGAGCATTTTCTACCTATAAAATAGACATTAACTGCCTTGGGTATGGTAATTTATCACAGGACTATACATTAGATGATTTTACCGCAGCTAACAATGAAGATAAGGAATTAAAAGATTATAGTGACGAGACATTGCTTTCTTATTTTTTCTTAGATACTCAAGAGATTTTCTTAGGTGGAGATATCTATGGATCTGTATTTATTCTTGAAACTGGCACATCAGATAATGGACTGCCAATTGATTCAGAGTTTTTTACTGCGGGATGGAATCCATATAAAGATCAAAATAAAGAAGCTAGATTTCAGTATATAGATATATATTTTGATACAGATGTTAGAACTAAAGGAACAGTTAGTTTCTATAAAGATACTGACAAATCGCCTTATCTCACTAGACAAGTAGATTTTCTGCCTAACCTCCATTTTATCACACAGATTATAGGTGCTACTAATACAGATCCAGTAAGCGTTGAAGCCCCAGATCATGGGTTAACAACAGGGGATGAGATTTATATTTATGGCGTAGAAGGAATGGAAGACATAAACAGCGGAGAGAGTTCTACTTCTTATGTTATTACTGTAGTAGATGCTAATAACTTCACATTAGATGATATCGATGGAACAGGATTTGATACCTTCTCGAATGGCGGAGGAGTATATCGTAAGCTATTTTATAAGACTAAAACTTGGAAGAGAGTATTTGCCGGTGGTGTGGGATTTCAACATAGAATGAAGTTCACATCTGAGGGAGTGAATAGACCATTTAGGATACATGGATTCAATCCAAAATTTAAGGAACTAGGTAAGAGGCTCACAAACTAATGACATTACCAACAACAATAGATTTACCATCAATAACAGACAATGAAAATGAAGAGGATACAAATAAATATCTGAAAAATTTAGTAAATAAAATAGAAGATATGTATGAAGACCTTGCTGAAAACACCAATGGTTTTATTAGAAACAATGCTGATACAGACCAATCACAATGGGTGCCTACGATTAATTCTACTGGTGTTTCAGGTACTATAACCTATACACATCAAGTAGGATGGTCAGTCAGACAGGGGATATATACAGAAGTTTGGTTTGATATAGAATGGACTGCAAAAGGTAGCTCTACAGGGAAGATGTATGTTGATTTACCTTATAAGGTCGCAAATAGCGATGGTATGCCATTTATTGGGATTCTTAAAGTGGAGAATATTGCATTTAGTACATATACATCATTATTTATAAGTGCAACACCAAATACATATCAGGGGCAAATATGGGCTGAAAAACATAATAGTGCTTTTTTTAAGGCGAACATACAGCCTTCAGGAAGAATCGTAGGTCACGTTAGGTATATTGGACTATCTGACGAATAAATAAAGGGAAAAAAATGAAAAAAATAGATGAACTTCGTTGGGTTCGCGTTTTCACGTCAGATCATGTGCCGCACTACCTGATAGAGCAAGTTAGAGACAGGGATTACTCCGTAGAAGAGTTTTTCAAGTATCAACAGATCAATTGTATGATGCAAGGTGATAAAGGTATAGTACTTAATCCGTTTAACCATCTGTATGTATTAGCAGACAAAGAGAACCAAGTAAAAGGCGTATTATGGTTTTGTGTTGATTCACTATCCAAAGATATCATTATACAAGTATTTAGTATGGATAAAGAGTATTGGGGACGAGGAGAAGCAGTAAGAAAGCTAGCTGAACATATCAAAGACATTAGAAATAAAGCTAACTTAAACAAGATATATTGGGTTACCAACTACGAGAAACATTCTATGCGGTATGGCTTTACCCGTTCTAGGTCAATATTAATGGAATACGATCCGACAAAAGAAGAAAATAAAGTTAAGAAAGAAATTAAAATAGAAGCTATAGCAAGCTAAAGGAGGTTAAATTGGGAAAAACCATGCTCGGGGGGGCTACCCACGAAGGAAATGTTGATCTTTTGACTGGTCAGCAACAAGGATTTTTAAGTAATCAAATGCAGGGACAAGATCCTCAGCAGTTTGAAGATATGTTTCAGAAATCGTTTGTAGATCCTGCACAACAGCAGATGCAAAGACAGATAATTCCAGGGATTAAAGAACAGTTTATGGGAATGGACGAGACGGGTTCGTCAGCGTTGAATCAAGCTCTGTCCCAAAGTGCTACAGACTTATCCTCATCGTTAGGATCACAGAGAATGAACCAGTGGAATCTTGGTCAAAACAGAGGGATGTCAGCAGCAGGAACAAAGCAATTCTCACCAATGATACATGAGCAACAAGGAATTTTAGGTGATATAATAAAAGCTATCGGTGCAATTGCCGGTGCAGCAATACCAAGTTAAATTAAAAAAGGGGGGGGGAAATGGTAACAAAATTAACTTATGGTTCAGGTTTAGGGGAGGGAATTAGTAGCTTTGGAGCTTCTATTGGGCAAGCGTTGAAGGAAAGAATGGAAAATAAACGGGTGCAAGATATCTTAAACCCTAAAGAAAACCAACAACAACAGCAACAACAGCAGCCAACAGATTATACCGAAGATGAGGGATTTCGTACTAAATTCTTAGATATGATACAGGGATATGAGAATGAAACTGGAAATATGATGGAACCAAAGGAATTGGATTTAGCATGGAACTCATCAGTTAAAAATGCCGAAACAGAGCAACAACAGCAAAAGCAAGCAGGAGGAAAACCTCAATATTCTATGGCACAATTAGCAACTATTGCTAAAAAAAATGCTCCACTAGCAAAGATGATACAAGCTGATCAGTTAGCCACAAATCAGATGAGTCAGAAAGATAGAATAGCACAACAGACACTAGAATTGCATAAAGAACAGTTAGGCGAAAAAAAATATGAATCAGAGCGACAATATCATTATAATCTAGGTAAAAAAGGAGAAGAAGAAGCGGAAGGTTTAAGGACTTCTTTATCTAAAAAAAGATTAGCATTAGATATGTCTAGGAAAGCGGTAGAATCTGGGGAAGTTGGAGCTTTAAGTATAGCCAATTTATCACAAAGACTAGGTATGCCAGAAATAATGTCAGCAGAAGGTAAAATACTTCAAACCTCTGCTAAAGAAAATCTGCTTGGCAATATGTCGAGAGTATCAGCTAAAGCCCAAAATGCTTGGTTTGAAAAATTAAACTATAGCATGATGGCAAATATTGGGAATAAAAAAGAAGCAAACTTGGAGGCTCAAGAAATACTTGAAGGTGAAACTTTTATTGATGAAGCATATTTAAATAACAGGGATAAGTTATCAGAAGAAGACATCCAAAAATATGGATATGTTAAGGGTGATGTTTCTAAGAGAGCAAGACAAGAAACTGAAACAATAGAAAAAAAATTATTTGAAAGATCTGGATATAGAGCACAAGAATTAATGGAACAACAGGAGTCTCCTACAACATTACAAAGAAGAGTTGGAAAAGGGGTTATTAGCGGTACTCCATTAACATTAACAATGGCTCAAGAGTATATAACTAGATATGGCGATATTAAAACAGCATTGAAAGTAGCTAAGAAAAATGGTTATCAAGTTCCATCAAGAGATCAAATTGATTTTTATAATAAGCGACCACAGGAAATTAGGGAGATGTTAAAATGAGTACCAATACGTTATTTGATGTTTTAAAGGATAAACAGCCTCCACAACAAGAATCTTCATATACAGATTTTGTCCTAAAAGATAACAAACAAAAACAACCAAAAGAAGAAGATGCTGGACAACTTGCATTTATGGAAATGGCTGCTGAAACTAAAGATACTAAAGATACTGACCAAAAAAAAGAATCAGGGTCATTTGCTAATGCAAGTAAAAATTTATTAAAAGCTGGGATGACAGGAATCTATAAATTAGGTCGTACTATGGGGCCTACTTATGATATGAAAACTCTAGGTAAGCCAGAAGCAGAAATACAAAAAGAATTTACTAAGTCATTAGAAGGAGTTATCCCAACAGAAGAAAGTGGCCCATTAGTTAAACTAGGAGAGCGAGCATTAAAAGAAATACCTACAATGACTTCTTTCCCAGGAGGACAAACTCTTAACACAATAGCTAGAGTTTCCCTAGGTGCCACTCTAGGACAGTTAACAGAAGAATTTGGCGGTGGTGAGTTAGCTCAAAATTTAGCGGAATTAACTGCTTATATCGGCCCAGATATTACAAAAAAATTATTAGAGACAGGAAAGACTGGTGAAATAGTAAAAGCCGGAAAAGCAATGGGTTTAACTGATAAACAAATAGCTCCTCTTATAAATAGTGAAAGAAAACTGAAATGGTTGTCCAAACTTTCTACTAAAGGAGAGGGAACACAAAAAAAATTAGCAGATAGTCGATCTGGATTAAATGCTGCATATGAAAGTTTAAAAACCGAAGGTGGAAATGTTTTATCTAAGGAACAAGGCGCTAATTTTATTAAATCATTACAAGATAAATTATTTGAAATGCCTGCTACAGTTAGAGAGGTAATATCTCAAGATTTACAAGATCTAGCTAAAAATCCTATCAATGAAAATTCAATAATAAATTTTTGGCAAGATATTAATGCAAATTTAAGTGACAAAACTAAACAGTTATCTAATCTAAAAGACCCAATTAAAGAAACATTAGCTAAAATAAACCCTAAATTGGCTAATAAGTTTGAAATGACTAATAAATTATATAGTAGATATTCTGATGTGGCGAAAAAACTTAAACCTTCTATAGTTGATAAAATTGTATCAGGATCTCAAGCATTAAGATTAGTTGGAGGATTAATGTTTGGTCATTATCCAGTAATAGTAGAGGCGGTTGGAGAAGCAGCAGCACGAAAAGTAGCACAATCGATGTTAACTAACCCAAGATTTCAACAAATATCTCAAAAAATGGTAAGTGCTTTAAGTAAAAATTATCCTCAAGCAATTAAAAAGATAAGTGACTCAATGATTAAAGAGATTAAAGATGAATCTCCAGAAGCAGCTAAAATGATTCAATCAATAGATTGGGATAAATGGGAGTCAGAAGTCAAATAAAGGAAATATAAAAAACATAAATAATGCTCCTACTAAAAACCACATCTTACTCCTCCTTTAGTAGTAATCCATATTCTGTTAATTTTTCTATAATTTCGTTTATGGATCTTTTTCCCATGTTCCTTATTGATAATAGTTCAGATTCAGTTTTTCTTGATAAATCTACTAAAAATTTAACATCTGTAGACATTAGGCAGTTCATAGTTCTAATTGAAAAATCCAATTCTTTTAACTTTATTTGAGGATAATCAGCTAGAGACGTAGGTACACATGCAGTTTTAATTATTTCTTTCTCAGTAATAGTAACTTTAAAGGATTCTATCCATTCCTCAAACATATCTTCTCTAATATAAACCCTCCTACCAATTTTTCTAATACTGGTAGACAATCCGTTTATATTACGATTTGCAATAAAATGCCTCACCTGTCCCTTGGTAAAAGGATATCTCTCATTATTCGCTATATCATCTATAGACACATATTTAATCATTTTTTCCTCAAATAAAGTTAAAAGTTAATTGTTGCGTACTTGTTATATAAAGGTGTTGCATTTTCGTTATGTTCGTTATTCGT